AAATCTACAAGCAAATAGCCATCTTTTAGCTGTGGGAACTTCATTATATAATCTCTTACGCTATTAATTATGCTCATTTAAAATTTTCCTTTACTTTTCTCAATATTTCGTCTTTATGGTCAGCTTTCATTCGTTCAAGCCACAATTTTCCGCGCATTCCACCTGATTTGCCTTTATTTGTATAATATTCTTTTCTTGCTGTAGGTTCTGTATTGACGATTACTCCAGCATTTTCGACTTTATGCGAATGGCTCATTTTTCCATAGTTAGCATATATTGATTTGGCAATAGGGGTGTAATCAGCCAGTCTCTTAACTACTTCATTATCAACGCAGCTTTGAGCATCCTGGAATTTTTTACTTACTACCGCATTAAAATTATTATGAAATATCAGCCCTGTGAAATTCAGCATTATTCAGCCTCCACTTCTATGTGTCGTACCATTGATGAGCCATACCGTAAATCTTTGACCGTAGCTACGGTCAATGCACTGGTAGGTGGTTGTTCTTCTTGAATTATAGCATCAACAATACGGTCGTCAACCTTTGGAACGTATGATACAGATGATTCAGGAATTGAAACAAAAACAGAATTTTTTGACGTTCTATCTTTTCCCCCTGATTCACTGCGTGACGGCTGCCAATATATTTTTCCTGTTTCGTGCCTTATATATGTAGGTGCACGATTTTGAATTGTTTTCTCATATATTGTACAACCATTTCTATTCGTAAACATATTATATTACACCCCACTATAAGTCAATAGCACCATAACGTTGACGGATAATTCCGAGGTCTTTTAGTTCGTTGTTTAAGAAATATAACGATTGACCTGCATTCAAATACGTCATTGAAATGTTATACGCTCCATTTGTTTCCGAATTTTGAGAAACTGCGGAAGAAGTGGATGAAAGGCTATCAATCGCACGGATAACAGATTGTACAACAGCATTTTTTACTGCTACAGAAAGGTCATCTCCTGTAGTTGTATCAGATATATTTTTATCAATGTCAATGCCATATTTCCTTGCTATTATTCGTATTTTAGACGATGCTGTCTGAATCAGAATCTCCGCAGAAGCCTGCTCCTCCGCCGTCAGATTTTTCCCGATTGCAATTATGTCGCTTACTGTCGCATAGTTTGCCGTCACCTTCGGTCACTTCCTCCCATTGTGGTGCAATGACAATGGACGGCACGTCAATAGCAATCCCTGTCTGCACATTTATGTATCTATTCATTTGCATTAACCTGCTGATGCAACAATACGAGCAAAGCTTTTCGGGTTAAGAATACCCCAGCCAATATATGCTTCAGCTCTCAGGCATATTTGATTTGAACCTTTGAGGTCAATACCTGTATTATCAGGATCGCCATACTGAATGATTTCTATCGGAATATCTTCTGAATATCCCCATTTGAACGCATTTGAGAAATCACCTATTATAGCACGGTCAAGGTTTGCACCAAAAGATACAGTACCATTGACATCAGATGGAACACCACCGAATGCCGCAGGATTTCCACCAAATCTAAATTCAGGATACATTGAAACGTGTTCAGAGCCAGTCTTCATTGAGCCAAGAGCTGAACCAAATTCAGGCGACATTGCTATGCCTGTAATTGTTCCGTCAGAAGCCTGAATAAGCGTAGCAGCAGCGTCAATATTATCATCCGGTGAACTTGCATTATAAACTACAGTCTGTGATACAACTGAGTCGAAATAATTAGTACCAATGATATCAGTTGAAGCCGTACCTGTCGCAGGATTTACACCATGTAATGCCGCAATATCCAATGCTCTTGCCATTTTTTTAGAAAATCCGTCTGTGAATGTTTCAAGATATGGAATTTGTTTTTCTTCTGCCAGCTTTATGAACTCATCTGTAATACGATGCTGATATACAAACTTTATAGGCTTAATTGTAACTTTTCCGAAATTTGCTTTCCCAGCTGGTTTTTTGCCACTTTCGCCTACAATAGCCGCTTCTCCGTCCATCGTAAATGTAAAATAATCGTTTCCTGCAAATGGAATTGCAGACATTGCGCACAATTTTGCAAGTGACGAATGTCCTTTAACTTTGCTGAATGTTTCCTTTACAAGTTCCGGAGTAAAAAGTGTGCTTGATGATGTTATTGTTGCCATATATTATTCTCCTTTTAAATTTTGCAGCATTGATTTGTATGCCGCTGTTTTAGAATCTGATGGTGGTACTTCTGACTTGAATTTAGGCGAAAAATGTGTACCAGATACAAATTTAGAAATCTTTTCAGCATCTTTTTTTATATCTTCTTCACTTTCTCCAGAAAGTCTGTCAGCCATTTCAAATGGAATATTGTACTCATGTGCAATTTTTGTTTTTACCGATGCGATTTCGTATGCTTTATTTTTTGCAGTTAAATCAGAAATTGATGTTCTATTTGCTTCGAGCTTTTCATTTAGTTCATCAATCTGTTTTGTAAAGTCAGATGACTTTTTTGTAAAATCATCGGGAGAAATGAATCCCTCAAATTTCTTTTTCACTTCTGCTGTTACAGAACGTGTATTTCTTTCAATCCTGTCCTTTATTGCATTGTCAAATTCTTCTTGTGTTTCAATTGCTGTAAAATCGCTCATAGCGACCGTCCTTTCCCCACTTAACCCTGTGGTATAGGTTTAATACTGTATTATCTGTTTCTTTTTTCCCTTATAGTTTGCACATCCCCAGTGTGCAAGTGCAACAGCATCAAGCAATGAAATATCAGCACCCTCAAGCACTGAGTTATAGCCAAATCCACCACCTGAGCCAATTGCTCTATGTTCACAATTAGAGATTGCCTGTTCAAGTGCAGGCTGGTCTGCATGACGTATAATGTTGCCGAAGAGATTTGATTCAAAAAGTGAATTTGCTTCAATTACCTCACTAACCTTTGGGAAAATGATTTCGCATTTGCACTCTGCCTGCTCAATATCAGACTTTAGTATTGTTTGTCCACCTGCACCATCAATGATTACAGTATCGGCATGACAATTACGAAGAAATCCAATTATCCACGCATTATTGTTTCGTATTGGTTGGCAGTCAATGGCTTCAACAAATATTTTTTCATCTGCAAGCCGTACCGCTACAGCTAATGAAACATTTGGCGTTGATTTTGAATATTTTACCCCGAAGAATAATGCATGATTTTCAGACAATTTAGGACTTGATATAATGCAATCTCTCCATTCGTTACGGCTTATTGCTGATTTCTGATTATAGGATACCCAGTATCCAAGACGCTGAATATTATCATCAAGCTGAGACTCTTCACTTTTTCCAAGTTCAGAACGGATTTTTCGTTCTGTAAGGATTGAGCCTAACGATGGGTTTGTTTCATACCATAGGTCTGGATTGTGTGCATCTGAAAGATTTGGCACGCTCCATTCTGCCCATCCTGCATCTTCACTTTCTCCAGAAAGAATAAGCTGCCTTAGTTTGACGAATACAGTACCAGCAGATACTGCTGTCGGTGGAGTTCCACACATGATAGTCTGTGGATTTTTTGAATCGGTTACGATGTACTTGAGTGCGGTTTCCTGGTCAGTAGTATATTCCTGTGCTTCATCAATTACGAGTAGGTCATATCCTTCGCCAAGTCCACCCTTGCTTGAACGTGTTCGAAAATTTATTACTGCTTCGCTACCATCAAGCATCTCAATGCGTTCAAGACCAAATTGTTTTGTAGATTTGAAGTCATCTTTTTCGGTATATCCTATTTTTGTAAGACGTTCGACTGTCTTTTCCCACATACTATGTGATGTAGTTGTACGATGTGCAGTATATAGTGCCCTTTCGCCGTGAGTTATTGCATATAGCATTCTCATAGCAATTACTTCGGATTTTCCGTTTCGTCTTGGGACTCCGTATCCGAATTTCATATGTACCCATAATTCATCATTGTCTACTGCCATTATATCTTCAACAAGCAGGCGCTGCCATTCAAGTGCTGTTCTCCCAGACTTATTATACAGTTCAACAGCTTCTTCTCCATGGCTGTGTGTATAGGGAACGATAACAGATGTAGTGGGGGTCTGACGTCCGAGCTTTGCCTCGTCCATATCTGACCTCCTTTAAACAGTTTTATGTCTTATTCAGGACATTAATACGATTTAGTCTGTCTTTTTCTTTTTCATTGGCAGCTAAGTGTGAGAGAATCGTAGGCTTTGCATTATTTGAAATTTCCTGTCGCTTTGCAAGTTCCTTGTCTGCAGCTTGCCATGACTTTTTAGACCATACATTTTGACGTTGCCGACCACTTTCATATGTAACTGTGCAGGTACAATTATCATGTCGCCGATATATATCATGTGGCACATCGTCTGGATATTTGTACTTTCCTGTAAGCTTTGCACACCAATTGCAGCAGTGACTTCCGTCACGGACTATATAGCATTGTACTCCTGCATCGTTTCTGAATTTTGCATTTGTTTCAACGTAGTTGTCAAGAAAACTAATCGTAATATTTCGTATAGGCGAATCAATTCGTCTTGTATTTATATTGCCATCTACGTCAGATGCGGCAGCATTTACTACGCTGTTCACACGTTCTGATGGAAACGGTGCTTTTTGCGGTTCGATTTTTAATCCGATTTTTTCATCGAGAATATTTTGCACTTCCGCTGCAGCATTATTAATGATATCATAGTTATTGTGCAATGTATTTGTAAGTATTGTATTAGCTATATTATAATAAAGCGTATCATTTGGAAGATTTTCAGGTATTACATATTTTGCAATTGAGCGTGAAAGCTCTGTTCCTAATCTGTCCGAAAGAGTGATAGCTTCAAGATGGATATTTTCATTCATGACTTTGGCAAAAGCACAAGGCAAGATTTGAATAAGCTCACAATCAGTTAAAGCTTCAATGTAAATCTGAACCTCCCACGACTAAAGTCG